TATCCCCAAATGAAGTCTTGGGCTTGGATAGCCGAGACGAACAAAGGCTTTAATGCTTCGAAGGGAAGTACCACCAGAACTATTACCACTAGCAAGAGGGCATTTACCCTATACAAGAGAGAAGGGTTGAATAACACACCAGTCGGTAACTTTCGGAAGTATTCCGAAGCTTGCCGTCATCTGTCCCTAGCTTGCGCTGGTAGCTTGGGCGGTACAGATAGTGGCGAAAGGGTCCTAACTCGTAATGGATATGTCTACGATGCTTATGAAGGGGTGGACTTCACCGTATCCGAAGCGTAGATACCAGACACAGTAGGAGCAACAAAGGGGATGTCCTAGACTAGATGGGATGTCCCCTTTACTCTGTCCAAAACAACCCCCCCTTTCCCTATTCTATAGCTGAGTAAAACAATCACCAACTATTCTACCTACCCCCTAGGGGTATCCCCCAGACCATCGATGTCACCGGCGTGCTAGGGGCGAAGTTACTGGTATATAGAATTTCAAATTTACCAAGAAATCTGGTTGACATAAGGAGAGTGTCTGAGGCTCTGTTGCTCGATATTCGGAGCTTTGGAGCTCTTATAACATATATGTTATATCTTACTTCTTGGCTCGTCTAAAGTAGAACTGGATTATTAGAGTGAAGGCAGATATGGTAGCTCCAAGCAGGATATCAGGAAGATTCAGTATCCTGTACATAGACCAGAGTACTATTATAGCCAGTCCAAATACCAGAGCCAACACATCATTCCAGGTCTTTGGTTTCATCTTAGTCCCCACACTTAGGCTTCCGTACATATGGTAGGGCATTGGCTATCTTGTTAATACTGGAGATAAGGTTTCTTGGTTGCAGATACATATACTTCCCTTCTTCAATAAGGGATATCAGCCTATCCTTACTAGCTTCTATATTAACTCCCAGTATAGCCATATCGGAGTCTTCCCACTCATCAAAAGCATTGGACACTGCATCATGACAGTCCAGGTCTCCTATACAGACTCTATCCTGGTATCTTGTCATCTTCTCCTTCCATCTCGGAGCCTCTCCCAGTCTACTCTGTATATACCCAGACCTAACCCTATCCAGTAACCACTCAAACCTCTGCCAAGCTCGGTAGACCTCCTGCCTCAAATAGAAGGGTTTTCTCCATCCACCATTCCTGTTTATTACTCTAACTCCCATATCAACCTCCTTTAATAATTGAGTAGCTTACCTTCCCCTATCTCTTTCAGGTAAGGGGAGAAACTGAATGAAACTGTAGAGAACTTCCTCGGAGACCTCTCTCCACAGGAAGTACAGATAATGTGTTCAGGGATACAGTTCCTATTCTTCCACTCCAGTTCAGAAACCTTACCACACTGGGGACAGATGTATTCATAGATGGGTAACATTATGCACCCCCCATTCTTTGAGTTTAGCTTGGAATTGATTGTAATTCCAACATAACCACCTACCACTCGAATCAATAATCTCTTTGGAAGATAGATTTAATTCCTGCATTACTTCTCTTATCCCTGCCCCAAAGGATATTTCAGCTTGTTCCTCTAATAAATCTGTAGTAGTTCCCCGTAAACTAGGTGATACCTTAATCACTGTATCTTTAGCTTCCATTGTGTCCTCCTTATATCATATTAGACTCTATTTGTCAACAGGAGCTCGGTAAGTTCCTTAACCTTGGCTTCATTATCAGCTTTCTTGTAATAGTATATCAGCGATAACAACCTTCTAGCCAAGATAGGGTTCTTATATTCCTTCGGTCTCCCAATTACTTTCTTTGTCTTTGGTATCCTCTTCCTCTCTGGTCTTCTTGTAGCGGAGAGTCTCCATTGTACCAGCCTATCCATAAAAGATACATTGTTCCAGTCCAGAAAGCACTGAGGATGAAAGAACTGTGGGATAATGTAGCCATTACGATGCTTTATCCTAATAACCACTGCTTCATCTCCATAAAGCATTGTATTCCCACAATGGAAACAGTTTTGTTCATTCTTGATATAAAGAAATCTCATCAGCTTCCCATCACTTTCTCAATTTGATTGTTGTATATCCCTAATAGACCACCTCCATTTAGGACACGAGAAGAAACTTCATCCTTACCATGTAAGGCAACAAGACAATGAAGAATACATTTTAGTTCTTTGTACTTAGGATACCAGTAGAAAGTTTCCTTTTTATCCTTATCCTTGAGTGTAACATAGAGAGCTATATTTTTTCTTTTGGCAGGACTTCCAGCATACTTTGTCTTTTCCAAACTCATTCCTTCAAATTGAACCCTCATATAAACTCCTTTACATAATGTTTTATCGTTCATGTTCTTAGTTAGTAGAGAATTACAATCTACGTTGTATCTAACCTTTGTATAAAGTGTATCATACTACCTAGTATTTGTCAACCCCCTCTGGCAGGTTATTTGTGTATAGGGGTAACTTTCCTGTGAGGACTATTGACAAACTATGGTAACAGTGGTATACTGCTATACTATAATGAGTCTTGGAGAGAAGATAAAGGTACTGAGTGGCAACAGGAGAAAGTTTTTTCTATTACGTGTCGCTGATATGGATACTAAGACAGCCCTCAAACTATGTGGAGTAGTAAGAGGGACTTATAATACTTGGTGTCAGAACACTGACTTCGTAGAGCTATACAGGCAGAGGGCTGACTTTGCCAATGACTTCAAGCAGGAAGCAGTACAGCTACTACGGAGGGAGAACCAGTTAGAGGCAGTACTTCTAGAGGGTAAGATACTGAGTAGGATGAAGGCAGACCTGAATGAGCCCTACCTACCAGAGGGCTCTATTGTCCGTACCAATCTAGCCAGAGAAGTATATTCTAAGCTGATGTCAGAGCTGGATGCTCCTCCACCAGCGACTGTTCTTACTTGGGAACAGAGAATCCAAAGGATTTTTAATCCATCTCCAGAGCAAATAGAAATACAAGGAGAGGTCATAGATGGGCAGTTCTCTGAAACAGCTAATATCGAGGAGACAAAATATCAGACGTGCGAACCTCCATCGGTCAATCAATAAGGGTATCTACAGGCTCAAGAGAAAGATGAAGTCAGGGAGGCTTTAATGGCAATAGCTACTCTCCCTAACATTGATAGAGTAAAGCTAATAGGTGGTCTACTGAGGATTGTGGACAAGGGTGGGAATGTAGTCCCCTTTGTCTTCAATCGTATGCAGGCTTACTTCCACAGGAATAAGTCTAACAGAAATATAATCCTCAAGCATCGGCAGGGAGGTATGTCCAGCTCCATTTTGGCGGATGAGTATATAGAAGGTATTACCGTCCCCAATACTTCCTGTGCAGTAGTGAGCCATGAAGGTAGGGCTACTCAGAGATTACTGGATAGAGTCCATTTCTACCATGACTCTATGGATGAGCCCAAGCCTGAACTTGGTGGTAACAGTCGGAATGAGATAACCTTCCCTGATATGCATAGCTCTATCTACATTGGTACAGCTGGAGCCAGAGCTTTCGGTAGGGGTGATACAATCAGGAAGGCCCTACTCTCTGAGCTTGCATACTATGAAGATGGGGAGAGAATCCTGATAGCTGTTGAAGATGCAGTACCGATGGCAGGAGAACTAGATATCGAGTGTTATGATGACCAGACAGAAATTCTCACTGATAGAGGTTGGCTCCTATTCAAGGATGTTGAACTTGAAGATAAGGTTTTAAGTAAGAATGTAGATACTAATATCGCTTACTGGTCAGGTATAGATAGGAAGATTGAGAGACCAGCAACAGAATTGATTAAGGTTGCTGGAAAATGTATTGATTTTGCGGTAACACCCAACCATAATATCTGGGCAAGGAGGAGTAGAACGGTTCAGCCTTTTAAGGTAATACAAGCAAAAGAACTCTTTGAATATTCAGAGTGGGAGTTTGATTCAAGTATGACGTGGGTTGGAGAAAGGCAAGATTATTTTGAGTTTGAAGGTGTCTCTATTCCTATGAATCTTTGGCTTGAATTTATGGGATTCTTCTTATCTGAAGGATATTGTAATAGCTCCTATGTTGAGATATATCAAGATGGTATCTACCAAGAAGAGATGAGAGCTTGTTGTGAGAGGGTAGCAGTTTATTTTGGTAAAGAGCTGAAGGTATATAAAAATGGGAGGGATTTCAAGATACATGATGTAAGACTAGCCAACTACCTTTCAAGTTATACACAACCTAAGAAGATACCAAGAGAGATTATTGATTTGGACAAGGAACAGCTGCATATACTTTTCACTTCATATATGAAAGGTGATGGAGAGAAAGCAAGAAACAGGTGTGTTACTAAGGATATTCCTCTAAGAGACGACTTACAGGAAATGGGATTAAAAATTGGTTTTAGAAGTAACTTTATGGTTAGAAAAGCTAGGATTGATTCAAAAGGAATTAACCATAGGGAATCTTATGTTATTAGTTTCTATAAGAGTAATAGACCATCAGCTAGACATTCAAGAGGACAGATAAAGAGAGTCTCATATGATGGAATGGTTTATTGTGTATATATCCCTAGAGACCATATGTTAATGGTCAGGAGAAATGGGAAGGTAATCTGGCACCACAATTGCACCCCCAACGGTGAGGACAACATCTTCTATGACAGGTGGATAAAAGCAAGGGAAGGTAAGTCCCCATACAAACCCTTCTTCTTTCCTTGGTGGTGGAGTGAGGACTATAGAATCTCTCTAGGCTCCGAGTATGCGTTGGAAGAGGACAAGGGGGTCTTGAACTTCACCAGTGATGAGCTTGAACTCGTAGAGAAGCACAGCCTCACCGAAGACCAGATAAGATGGCGGAGATGGAAGATAGCGGAGAAGGGTGGTCTATTCTGGCAGGAGTTCCCCGAAGATGAGATGTCTTGTTTCATCACCATCGGAGACCCGGTGTTTGACCAGTCCATCCTCAACAATCTTGCTACCAGTTGCTATGAGGGAGAGAGACATCCTGGTGGATGGACATTCTGGATACCCCCTGACCCAACTGGAAAGACCAACTATGTTATAGGAGCAGACACTTCCGCAGGAGCCCCGACAGGAAGCTACTCCGCAGCTGTAGTTCTTGATGACAACTGGAGGATATGTGCTACCTTCCAAGCTAGATTAGAACCAGCAACTTTCGCTAGAATACTCAAAGAGATGGGAACGTGGTATAATAGAGCTCAGATAGCTATGGAGAGAAACTTCACAGGCTATGCAGTATTAGCTTCTCTAGTAGGGGGACACAATGTAGAAGACCCAGGAATACAGCTTAGTAATTACCCGAATATCTACAGGCAGAGGGACTTCCTAACAGGGAAGGTAACGAGTAACTTGGGCTGGTGGACTAATGACCAGACGAAAGGGCATATGAAATTAGTCTTAGCAGAGAGACTACCACAACTTAAACTATGGGATATTAACTTGGTAAGGCAGATAAGGAGCTACCGATTCATCAAGATGAGAGCTACTGCCCAGACCTTTGATGATATGGCAATAGCACTTATGATAGCTTGTGCAGTGAAAAAGGTAGAGGGTGGTTCTCGTGGCTATCAGGGTAGGGTTCCAGGGTATTCATGGTAAAGGAGAAGAGCTTATGGATTTAGTAACATTAGATGAAGCTAAGGTTAGTGGGAATATATCTACACTCAAGAGGTACTGGTCTCCCCGTAATACTAAGTTCCAAGACTGGTATGAGATGCTCCTCCTTATAGATACCTTGAAATCAAAAGGTATGGAAACTTATGTGAGCAATGAACCTATGACCTTCTTCAATATGTCCCACTACCTCCTGACCAAAGGGGAACTGTCCCATACTTCTCCTGTGGAGAATGAGTCAGCTTTGGAGCTAGACAAGCGAGCTAAAGTCCATCGTGGTTGTGACTATATGTGGAAGACCATAGATAGGGAGAGGAAGCTGGGAGGTGAAGCATCCTTCATAGATGACTTGAGCTTCTTCCTCCTAGTGCTAGGCTGGTACAGTGTGGTAGAAAGGTTTGACAGTGATACCGGACTACTGGAGACTAAGATATGGAACCCCTATGATACCTACCCCCAGTATGCAAATAACAGACTCCAATCCTGTGTCCACAGTTATAAGATGACTGAAGGTGAAGCAAAGGAAAAGGCGGGTGAGAAAGGTTGGACATACCCTGGACTTGTCAACCTTATGGGAGAGGTCTCTGTTGATGACTACTTTATAAAGGACTCCGAGGGGGTCTGGCAGAATATGATTCTATATAATGGTAAGGATGTCACTGGTCTAATTCCCAGACCTGAGATGCAGTTACTTGTAGCTCCTGTAGGGGGATTTCCCGATAAAGGCAGTCTGATAAAGGGGCATAGTTCAGCTAGTTCAATGGGAGGGACATCCGATTGGAGGAAACTAACAGGTAGGGGTATCTTCGAGGTTAATATCCATGTATCTGAACACTTCAACAAGTGGAAATCTATGATAACACAAATCTTGAGGGATACCGCACAGCCAGTAACTCAGGAGTTCAGTGCTTCCCCTCAAGCTACACCAGAGCAACTGAGGGAAAGAGGTGCTCTATTCCACTATTCTCCTGGTGAGACAGGGATTAATCGTGTACCCCCAGCAGCTATACCTATAGAGATACAAGCTAATCTTCTGGAACTACGGAGGGAATATCAGAAGGGCAGCTACAATGATGCCGTCTATGGTATGCTTGAAGGACAGACTGGCTATGCCTTGAGTCTACTAGCAAGCAGCTCCGCTAACCAGATACTCTATCCCTACATGGATGGTAAGCATTTCGTTGTATCGGAGTCAGATAGATTCTGGTTATCTAACCTAAAGAGCTCCCATAGGGTCTTCCAGATTAAGGGTCAGTTCTCAGAGAAGCTGAGTCCTCCCGATATCCCAGAGGATGTGATGATTGAAGTCAGGAGTTCCGTAGCTACTCCAAAGGACTGGATGGAGAGAGGCACGATAGCTAATATGGTGGACAAGCACCTTGATGAGGCAACTATAATTACCAAGATATATGAGCTTAATGACCCACAGGGTATAAGGAGAAGGCGTAAGCTCCAGCAGATGCTAGACCATCCTATGTCACAGACATTAGAGCTTATCTCCGCTTGGGAAGCCCATGCAAAGTATCTGGAACTTAGAGGGGATGCAAAGCAGGCTATGAGGTTCCACAGAGCCGCAGCAGCTCTGGAGACACAGATAGGAGCCCCAGCCCCAGGCCAAGGAAGCCCAGCTGAGTCTTCCAAGATAGAGGCTGCTAGAGCAGCTGGTACTCCAGAGGAAAGAACAAGGATAGCTCCAGAGGTAGCTCCTCCCGAAGCTACGAGTGGATTCACCCCAGCAGAGCTACGGAGGTCTGTGGGTAGGGGTTCACTAAGGAGGGCTGGATAATGGGTATGACAACTATAGTATCCGATATATGGAACAAGATAAAAGGTACTGTGAATAAGGAAGGTTACTTCATTGTTATCCGTAGTGCTCACGAGAGGATTCATCAAGGAGTTGCCTACTCTCTAGCAGTTTCAACCAGTGACCTTGACACTAATCCTATAAGATTCTCCTTCACTACAAATTCAAAGGAAGTTGGTCTGAGGGTGAGTGCTCATGCAAGTGGTGAAGCTGCTCTAGAGAAGAGAGAAGCACCAACAGGAGGTGTGGCTAATGGGAGTGATTCAGAAGCTGTTAATCGTAATAGGTGCAAGACCCATCTCAAGAGTTCTTTAAGTTCTACTCTTGCTTCCTTGCTTGGGAGTATAACAGTTGGAGCAACTGCAGGAACGGGAGGGACAGTTATCGCTACCGATACTCTAGGTGTTGGAAAAACAACTTCACTAGGAACAAACCTTGATGAAGCTGAGTGGGTACTAGCTGCAAATACTATTTATGTTATCTCCCTAACATCTAGTACTAATGCAATTATAGCAACTTTAACCTTGATGTGGCATGAAACAGAGGAGGATTAAGAATGGCTAACGGTGAAGCTCCTAAAGAGAGTCCTTTTAAGCTACCATCTTTCCCTGTTCAATTTAGCGATATTGATAAGGCACGAGTAACTGAGTTAGATGAAAAGAGAAAGGAATTAGAGAACATATATCTTGGTCATTATACCCCAGAAGCTTGGGGAGCTAAGCCTCTTATTGAACGTGGGGCAAGAAGGGTAGCGGAGTCAGTTATCCCCTTTGATAAAACATTCAGAGATATTACTCCTTGGGAGGAACAAGGTTTTACCCCCCAACAGTTTGATGAGTATAGAGGAGAAATAGAGTCTGAATATCAGGGGTTATTAAGGAATCAGCTGGTTCTTGATAGGGTCTCTCATATAAAGGAACATCTCTTAGCTTTAGCTCTAGGAGGAAAACTTACTGGTTCAATAGAACAACTCTATGACCTTATCCCAGAACTAAAGAGTCCTGGGGATTTACCCCTAAGAGATGTTGAAAGAGAGTGGATAGAGACTTATGCTACATCTCTTGCTGGTAAATCTAGGGATGAAATACTTGATATATATGATACCAGTGGTGGGGAGCTCTCCCCCGAAGAAGTGATGGAGAATATCAAGCTTGTATCTCCTAATGAGAGGATAGACCCCAGATTCCTTTCATCTACTATATCTTTCTCTAAGGACTTGGAGGAAGTAACCAGTGCTCTACAGGAAGCCTATCCCCCTGAAGTAGAGGAAGTTGATGTATCCCCCGAAGATAAGGCTGCAAATAGTATCTGGGAAGAAATGAAGGAGAGAGGTCTTGTTCCTTCAGGAGACCTAGAAGCTGATGTTAAGGTTCTTGAAAAGGATTATGCAAAGGAGCTTGAAGAAAAGGGGATACCAGATTTCTTAGAGACAAAGGATGAGAGTGGGAAAGTTATAGCTTCTGGTAAGGTGAGAATCTTTCCTAATGGGGATGTCTTTTCTGAGAGTGAGTTAGGGTTAGAGAAGGTAGGTACTTATAATGCAGAG